TTCATCATGGTGGGGGTGCTGGAGAAATTAATATAACAGCAGTTGATTAATGGGAATTACTACTTCAACCACTCTTAGAAACCTTTACACTAAGAACATAGCTGGTGGTAAACGAAAGAAAAAGAAGCCTAAGAAAAAAAAGAAATGAAGCCTAAAATTGTAAGGTTTGGTCATAGAGATTTCAAAATAAAATACATAACTCACAAACAAGCACAAAAAAAAGGAATCTATGGACAGGTAGATACTAGCACTAACATTATTACAGTTGATGATTCTTTGGATAACAAATTAACTTGCAACACCATCTTACACGAACTTATTCATGTCATAGCAGAGCATTACCACTGGAATTTATCAGCTAAAGCAGAAGAACTTATATGCGAAACTACAGGCAACGCACTATCAGATGTATTCAACCAAAATCCTGATCTTATAAATTATCTTGTAAAAAGCTTTAAAAAGTAGTAGCTGAATCTTACGATACACATAGTCGGTTAATTATGGACAAGATAAAGAATAAAGATATAGAAATTATTGAGCCTAATAAGATAGGCAGACCTAATTTTGAATTTACACCTAAAGTATTAGATCAGGTTAGGAATATGGCTTCTTATATGTGTAGTAAGGGCGAAATAGCTACTATTATTGGTTGTTCACATTCTACTATTAATAGATCAGAAAAAGCCTGTGAAACATACGATCAAGGGGTTGCTTTAGCAAAACAGAGCATTAGGAAAACACAATTTGATATTGCTACTAAACTCAACTCATCTCAAATGGCTATGTGGCTAGGTAAGGTATATCTTAAACAAGATAGAGATGATGATAACGAAGATTACAAACCACTTCCATTAGGAGATGTTATTTAATATAAATAATTATGGCTAAATATAAAAATAGAGAAGTTAAATTAAACAAACCATTTAGGACTCCATCAGCTTCTAAGAAGTTTGGAGTATATGTTAAGGACAATAGTTCAGGCAAAGTAAAGGTAGTTAGATTTGGTGCAAAGGGTATGAGTATCAAGAAGAATATACCAGCTAAACAGAAATCATTTATGGCAAGATTTAGACCAATCCTTACTAATGTAAAAGGTCAGAAGAGTTTATCTCCAGCATTTTGGGCAGTTAAGTCTTGGCGAAAAGGTTTCAAAATTGATTAAGTATTTTCTGTTCTTACACATAATGATTGCTAATCCTGAAGGACAAGTTCCTAAGGTGTATGACTTTTGGTTTGAAGAACCTGAACTAAGGTATTATAAAACAGAAAAAGATTGTCAAAGTAGTGCTAATGAAATACTGAAGTGGGCTAGGCAATCTATGGAAGACAAAAATTTAACTGTTATGGACACTTGGTTTGAGTGCATTGAGGTACAAAAGAATGAACAAGCATCATCTCATAATCAACATAGAGGATATCAAACGATATGACATTAATTCTAAACGAGAAATATTTAACAAAGCTATCTTCTATGAAGTTAAAAGCATCTTACTTTATGGACAAACTTTCAAAGATTCTAAAGAAAAAGTGGAAGAAAAAATCTTTCAAACAAACAGTAGCTATCATTACGATTTGGTCGTTGTTGGTAATCTTCTTGAGCATATACCTTTAGAGTATTTGCCTGTTGTAGTTAGAGATATATTTAGCTACTCAAGTAAGCATGTTATGGTTATATTAAATTACAAGTCCAATATGTTTAAACCAGTAGTAAAACAATTAAGCAAATACCCAAGACACTCATTTTATTTTAATGCTATCTGAACCACAAAGACAGGTCTGTTCTTCTACTAAAAGATTTAGAGTCTTAGTTACAGGAAGAAGGTTTGGTAAGACTCATTTATGTTTAACTGAGATACTTAGAAAAGCTAGGTTCTCTGACAATGGTAAAATCTTTTATGTGAGTCCTACTTACCGAATGAGTAAGGAGATTATGTGGAAGCAACTCAAGAAGAAGGTCAAAGAATTAAGATGGGTTAAGTACATTAATGAAACCGAACTAACAGTAGTCCTAATTAATAATTGTCAGATAAGCTTAAAGGGTGCAGATAAGTCAGCAGATAATCTTAGAGGTGTGGGTCTTAATTTTTTAGTATTAGATGAGTTTGCAGATATCCCTGAAGAAGCATGGAGTGAAGTCCTAAGACCTACCATATCTGATAAGCATGTGAACGGAGAAGTATTGTTTGTTGGTACTCCTAAAGGCATGGGTAACTGGTCATTTGAAATGTACCAAAAGGGTAAGTCAGAAGACCCTGAGTGGGCTTCATGGAAATTCACAACTATAGAGGGTGGTCAAGTTGAGGAACATGAGATTGAACAGGCTAAGAAAGACCTAGATGAGAGATCATTTAGGCAAGAGTATTTAGCTTCTTTTGAAACTTATAATGGAGTTGTTTATTACAACTTTGACAGAGAACAAAATGTTAAGCCATGTAAGTATGACCCTCAAGCAATTATCCATGTTGGATTAGACTTTAACATAGACCCAATGTCAGCTTGTTTATTTCATTTAAAGAATGGAGTAGCAGAGTTCTTTGATGAGATAGTTATTTACTCCAGTAATACTGACGAATTTGTGGACGAACTACTAAGCAGATATCCTAAGAATAAAATCATTGTGTACCCTGACCCAGCTTCAAGACAACGCAAGACTTCTGCTGGTGGACGAACTGATTTAACTATCTTGCAAAATGCTGGATTAAATGTTAAGTGTCGTAATACTCATGCTCTAGTTAGAGATAGAATCAATAGTGTTAATTCAAGATTGAAGAATTTTGATGGCAAAAAAAATATATTTATTGATCCTTCTTGCAAAAACCTTATTAATAGTTTAACGAAACAAATGTACAAAGAAGGAACTAATCAACCTGAGAAAAGTGGGTACGACCATATGAGTGATGCACTAGGCTACGGAATAGAATACATCTTTCCAATTACTTCAAATCTACCACCCTCACAACCAAAGAGATTTAGCTAATGGCATATACAAGAGATGAGATTTTAAGAGAAAACGATTTATACAGTTCCTTTTCAACAAGATGGGAATACTACATCAGAAGTTATTTAGGTGGAGAAGAATACAAAGAAGGTAAATATTTACAATCCTACCAGTTAGAAATACCAAACGAATATGAGAGAAGATTAGAATATACTCCATTAGATAATCATTGTCGTAATGTAGTTAGTATTTACTCATCATTTTTATTTAGAATTAAACCAGTCAGAGAATTAGGTAGCTTAGAGGACGATCAAACTATTCCTATGTTCTTAGATGATGCTGACTTAGAGGGTAGGTCTTATGATTCTTTATTAAGAGAAATGCAAACCTATGCTTCTGTTTATGGACATTGTTGGTTAATTATTGACAAGCCAAACTCTAATGCAAGAACAAGAGCAGAAGAACTACAACAAGAGATTAGACCTTATATTAATATCTATACTCCTGAGAATATTATTGATTGGAATTACTCAAGAGCAAGTTCAGGTAAATATTATTTAGATTATTTAAAAGTTAGAGAGCATAAGGACAGTCAAAAGTCTGTATTTAAGATTTGGTATTTAGACAGAATAGATACAGTTGAACTATCTAATACTGGAGTCAAAGCACCTAAACTTATAGACTCAGTTCCTAACTCGCTTAATAAAATTCCAGCAGTAACTTTATATAATCAAAGAAGTCCTATGAGAGCAGTAGGTGTATCTGACTTGACGGATATAGCTGACTTACAAAGAGCAATCTATAATGAGTTATCTGAAGTAGAACAATTAATCAGATTGGCAAACCACCCTTCCTTAGTTAAGACTAGAGATGTTGATGCGTCTGCTGGTGCTGGTGCAATTATTGAGATGACAGACAATCTTGACCCAGCTTTAAAACCTTATTTGTTACAACCATCAGGACAGAACTTACAACAAGTGTTACAAACGATTGATAGTAAGATTGATGCTATAAACAGACTATCTCATGTGGGTGCAGTTAGAAGCACAAGTGAGAGAGTAGTATCAGGTGTAGCACTTAGAACTGAATTCCAATTACTTAATGCAAGACTAGCAGAGAAAGCTAGTTTAATGCAATTAGCAGAAGAGCAGATTTGGAGATTGTACGCATTGTGGCAAGATAAAGTATTTGATGGCAAAATTATGTACCCTGATTCTTTTGACCTTAGAGATTGGGCAACTGATTTAGAAGTATTACAACAAGCTAAAGCAAGTCAAATTAAGTCTGATACTTTTACTAAAGAACTAGATAAACAAATAGCTAGAACAGTAATTGAAGATGATGACACATTAACTAAAATTGATGAAGAGATAGATCAAACAACTACAAGGCTTGGCGAGTTTCCACAGAAACCTATAGAAACTCCAACAGTTTAATATGGCTAAAGACCTACTGGAAAAGTTAGGAGATTATAGGCAAACTAGAGTTACTGATTTGTCCGATACTCAAGTTATAAGATTACAAAATTCTTTACAGGAATTAGAGAACTTAGTCATAGCTGAAGCAAGTAAGATTGACCCTAAAAGAGGTAGTTTAAAATTAAGAACTACAATGGCTTTACAACTTAGACCTAAACTTAAACAACTTATTGAACAAACTTATTTAACTGCTGTTCAAAGTAATATAGCTGAGTATGATAAGTCTGCCAGTTGGTTATTAGCTACCTTTAAAGAATACCCAATACCAGCAGAGTTTAAAGAGATTACTGAATTAGATTTAACTACTATCCAACAATTAAAACGAGGTGCATATTTACCCTTTGAAGATTTAGGTAATGAATTTGCAAATGAGTTAGCACAAGAAGTTTATAATAGTACCCTTACTGGAACACCTACCGATCAGATGGTTAATAATTTAAGAGGTAAAATAAATGGTATATATCAAGCATCAGACAATGAAGAAGCAGAAGAATTAGTGGACTTTATTGCTAATAATCCTGATAAAGCAGAAGATGTTAAGACAGCTACAGAACGATTGCAAACTATTTATGGTAGAGATAGATTGGGTAATAACTTTAGAAGATATGCAACACAATTAGTACAAGATTCATTAATGGGTTTTGATGGACAATTTGCTAAGTATAGAGCAGACGAACTAGGATTAACTTCTTACAAATATACAGGAACTATTATAAGAGATAGCAGATTTTTTTGTAGAGCAAATGTAAATAGAGTTTTTACAGAAGAGCAAATAAGAAATACTTGGAGTGGCACAGTGTGGAAGGGTAAAGCACAAGGCGACCCATTTATTGTCAGAGGTGGTTATAATTGCCGACACCACTGGCAACCTACCAATCCTGATTGGGTAGATTCAGAAGGAAACTACAAATTAGATTGACAAACTCGGTAATTAAAATTAAGGAGTAAACATGGACGAGAATAAGAACTCGGTAGAGCAAACACAAGCTACTGAAACAAATGTGGAAAAAGTAACTGAAGTTTCTAAGGAAGCTGAAAGTAAAGTTGAATCTAAAGCATTTACTGAAGATCAAGTAGAAGCAATAGTTCAAAGAAGATTAGACAGATATAAAAAGAATGTATCTACTAAACTTGATGGACTAGATATAGATGAAGCTAAAAAACTTTTAGAAGAAAAGAAACAGAAGGAACAAGAACTCGCTTTACAAAGAGGCGAATTTGATAAGGTGTTGAAAGATACTGTATCAAAGAAGGATACTAAAATATCTGCTTTGGAATCTGAGTTACAGAAGATTAGAATTGACGAAACATTAGTTAATACTGCTTCTCAGCTTAAAGCGATTAATCCTAATGAAGTGAAAGCTTTATTAAGACAATCCTTAAAGTTAAATGACTCAGGTAGTGTTGAGGTAGTTTCTGAAACAGGAACTCCAAGATACAATGAAAAAGGCGATATAATGAGTGTAAACGAATTAGTTGCTGAGTATCTAAACAACAATCCACATCATGTGGTTGCTACCCCAAGTGGTAGTGGTTCACAAAGTGGGATTGGTGGCAATACACTCAAGCCTTTTAATATAAAAGATTTGGATTTGAATAAAGCAGAAGATCGTAAGGTTTATGCAGAACACAAAAGACAAAGAGAGAGTGGTGGGTTGAAGGCAAATTTAATAATTAACAACTAACCATAAGGAAATATAATAACATGGCAGACGAAACAACCAGTTCTACACTAGCAGAACTATACACAGACGTAATACAAGAAGCGATCTTCAATTTTCAAGAAACTTCAGTAATGCGTCCGCTAGTAACAACTTACAATATAACAGGACAAGGTAAAACTGTTCAAGTACCAGTTTACCCAGCAATTTCTGCGGCGGCTGTTGCAGAAGGAACTGACCTTGCAAACACAGCGATTGACCCTACAGCAGTAGATATTACTGCAAGTGAGATCGGTGTAATGACTACACTTACAGACTTAGGTAGAGATTCTGCTCAAAGAAATGTAGGTTCAGACATTGGTAAATTATTTGGAGATGGTTTAGCTAAAAAAGTTGATTCTGATTTAGCGGCTTTATTTACTTCATTTACTGCGGCACTTGGTGCGGCGGGAACTGAATTAACTCCTGAACTTTTATTCCAAGCACAAGCAACTTTAAGAGCATTGAATGTACCAGCACCTTATTATGGTGTATTCAACCCTAAAGCTGTTTTCAACTTGAAGAAAGTTCTAACTAATGCTGGATACAGCACAGGTGCAAATGCAATTTCTGATAAAGGAAACCAAGCATTGAATGATGGCTTCGTTGGAAGAATAGCTGGAATTGATGTATTTGAAAATGCAAACATAGCTATTGATGGTTCTGATGATTCAGTTGGTGCAGTATTCCACCCAGCATCAATCGGTTTAATTATGAAATCGGACATTAAAATAGAAAATCAAAGAAATGCTTCGCTAAGAGGCACAGAAATTGTTGCTTCTATGACAGTTGGTCAAGCGATTGTTAAGAATGACTTTGGTGTTAAAATCACTGTAGACTCTGCATTTTAATTAATGCTAATAATGGTGGGGAGTAAAATCCCCACCTTTTAATAAGGAATTCAAATGGCAAATTTTAGTACAGACACAGATTTACAATTTTACCAACCTGATATTTTAGAGTTTGGTATTACAAGTTTTACTTCTCCTAACGACTACCACGCACAAGCAAGAGAAGATATTGAAAGAGATTTAAGAGATAAATGGTGGGGTATCTATCAGAATAACATTACAAGAGATATTGCACACTTAGGTTCTATTGAGATGGACGGAACATTATTAACAGACGCACAATGGAAAAGATGTTCTGTATTTAAAGTTATAGGATTCTATGCAACTCCACAATTAACTAAGTTTAATAGTGATGACAATAAAGACAGATTCCAAGTAATGTTAGACTACTACCAACAAGCATATCATGCTGAGTTTGGTGCAGTATTAAGAGATGGTGTTGAGTATGATGATAATAATGATGGCACTGTAACTACTGCTGAGAAAGAACCTTACGAAAGACTAAGACTTATCCGATGAAGATTAAAGCCAAGATTGATGATCGTAGATTAAGAAAAAAACTAGATCAGCAAATAAGAGATAATCCTAGACAAATACAGAAAGCTTTAGGCAGAACTGCTGAATTCTTAATGGGTTTAATTAAGCAAAGAACTCAAAGAGGTAAAGACGCAGACGGAAGAAGCTTTAAACCTTACACACCTGAGTATAAAGCATTTAGGCGAGAAAAAGGCAGACAAGCAAGTTTTCCTGACCTTAATTTTAAAGGCAATATGTTATCTAACATGACTCAAAAATCTACACCTAAACAAGCTATATTATTTTTTGCTAGTAAAGCACAAAACATTAAAGCAGTAGGCAATCAAAAGAAAAGAACTTTTTTTGCTGTTGGAGATAGAGAAAGCAAGACATTGATTAATTTCTTTGCTAAAGAGTTTAAAAAGGTTTCTAAATTAATATGAGCATAAGAGAAAACATAGCTGAAAATATTATAACTGTATTGAGTGCAGTATCATCTCCTATTACTTTAAAGAAAGTAACTAGAGAACCATTTGATATAGATGAACTTTCAGAACAACAATATCCAGCAGTATTTGTTCAATCAGGTAATGAATTTAGAACAGATGAAACTATGACCTCAACAAGTGTTACAAGACAAGGAGTTGCAGACTTTGTTATTGTAGGATTTGTAAAAGGAACAGACACCAATATTGACACAAAAAGAAATCAACTAATTTCAACGATTGAAACTGCACTAGAATCTGATAGAACACGAGGTGGGTACGCAAAGATAACTCAAGTCGTGGAAGTTTCTACAGACGAAGGTACTTTGTTTCCTATCGGTGGAATACGAGTAGTAGTAAGGGTCATGTACACTTATACTGCTGGTACACCTTAACAACTAACAACGGAGAACAAACATGGCAACTCACACAGGAAGTGAAGGAACTATCAAGGTTGGCTCAGATACTTTGGGCGAACTAAGGTCTTTCTCACTAGAAAACACTGCTGAAACTATTGAAGATACTTCAATGGGAGATTCAAGCAGAACATACAAAGTTGGACTGAAAGCATTTTCTGGTACAGCTTCTGTATTTTTTGACGAAACAGACACAGGACAAGTAGCTTTAGTAGTTGGTACTGAAGTAACACTTAACCTATATCCTGAAGGTGCTACAACTGGAGATACATATTTCACAGGTAGTGCAATTATTATTGGTAAAACTATTAATTCATCTTTTGATGGAATGGTTGAATCAGAAATTTCATTTACAGGAACTGGTGCATTAACAGAAGCAACAGCACCTTAATATATAACATAAGGAAGAAATAGAACATGAGCGTAATAGATAGAGTTAAAGATCATTTTGAATCACAAGGGGTTAAAACAGTTAATGTTGCCGAGTGGGGCGAGGAAGGACAACCTCTAGTGATATATTCAAAGCCATTTACTTTAGCAGAAAAAAGAAATCTGTTTAAAGGTGCTAAGAATGACGACTTGGGAGTTTTGGTAGATGCTATAATGTTAAAGTCAAGAGATAAAGACGGAAACAAAATTTTTAAGTTAGATGATAAACACACCTTACTTAACAATGCTGACCCTGAAGTTATTGCAAGAGTGGCTACAGAAATACTTAATACGACTTCATTAGAGGAAGCCGAAAAAAAGTAAGATACGATCAAGAGTTGTTTTCCATACTTACTCTTGGGGAAAGATTAAAAAAAAGTATGGAAGAAGTGTTGGCTATGACAGAAGAAGAATTCTTTTACTGGATAGCTTATTTTAAAGTGAAGGCAGACAAGGAAAAGTTATATGGCACAAGAACGAGTCCAAATCCGCCTAGACGCAGTAGATAATACCAAGAGAGCATTAAGTGGATTAAGAGGTGGATTAAATAAAGTTAAAGCCTCAGTATTTAATTTGAGAAATGCTTTTATTGGTATTGGTGCTGGTCTTGCAATTAAAGGATTCGTAAATGCTGGTATTCAAATTGAAAATCTTGGGGTACAATTAAAAGCTTTACTTGGCTCTGCTAAAGCTGGACAAAAGGCTTTAAAACAAGTTACTGATTTTGCAAAAAATACTCCTTTTGAATTATCTAATATTCAACAAGGTGTAAGTTCGCTAGCCACTGTTAAAAAAACAGCAGAAGAATCAGGTGTATCTTTTGAAGAATTATTAAAAATTACAGGTAATACAGCAGTTCAATTAGGTGGAGATTTTGCTTTAGCTTCACAACAAATTCAAAGATCATTTAGTGCTGGTATTGGTTCAGCAGACTTATTTAGAGATAAAGCTGTTACTGCTATGGCTGGATTTCAATCAGGTGCAAAATATAGTGTAGATGAAACAATTAAAAGATTAAGAAAAGCATTTGGTACTGGTGGCGAATTTGGAATGCTAACAGAAGAACTTGCTGAAACTTTATCAGGAACAGTATCCAATTTAAAAGATGGTTTCTTTAATTTTCAAGTAGCTGTTAGTGCTGGTTTTTTTACAGAACTTAAAAAAGAATTAGGAGATTTAAAACAATTTATATCAGACAATGACAAAGAACTTAAAGAGTTTGGAGTAAGTGTAGGTCAAGGTTTATCAAGAGCCATTACTGCTTTAGGTAAAGCAGTTAAATTTGTAGCTGATAATTTTGATTTCTTTAAAAAGACTTTAATAGCTATTATTGCAGTTAAAATAGCTTCATTTATATTTTCTTTAACCAATGCAATGGTTGGATTAAATTTTGCTATGTTAGCTAATCCTTTGTTTATGGGTGCTTTAGCAGTGTCATTAGTAGTTACTGGAATAATTAGCATAACCAATGCTATGAAAGATGCAAAAGTAGCAACAGACAAATGGGCAAGAAGTTTAGGGGAAATTGACCTTGATGCATTTGACAAGGCAATGGGAATGACAAAACCAGAACCAATTAAAGGACTTCTAGCTACAGATAAACCAATAGGAACTTTTCTTGACGATGAAGATGATAAACAGGGTGGCGATCCTAGCGGTGCGGCTAAAGCACTAAGCAAAATGGAACAATTTGGAAAAGCTATTCAAAAAATAAATGACGAGCAAATGAAAAAATTAAGCGAATCATTTAATAATATTGCAGAAACACTTGCTAAAGGAATTTTTGTTTCAATAGATGCTGTTTCTAAAGCATTAGCAGAATCAATCATATTAGGAAAAAACTTAGGAGAAACTTTTAAGACATTTGTTCAAGGTGCAATAGTTAATGCATTAAGTTTTCTAATTAGTTTTATTGTTAAGAAGTTGTTTTTATTAGCACTTGAAAAGTTATTTCCTGATATATTTAAAAAGCAAGTTGATTTAGAAAATAAAAAACTAGGAACTATGAAAAGACAAACTGGCGAATTAATGAAACAAATAGCACTTCAAGCTATTTTATCTGCTCTTGGTGGTGGTTTTAGTTTTGGTGCAGAGGGTGGTGGAGTTAAAAAAGAAAATAGAGCAAATGGCGGAAGCACTAGAGGTATGAACCCTTACATAGTTGGAGAAAGAGGAAGAGAATTGTTT